CGGCATCACGACAACAATGAGTGATGCGCAAGGAATATTGAGCGGACCTGTCGGCGAATATGCAGGGCCCGGCCTCGCCTATCCTGGCAATCGCCTACCGACGTTATGGCACAGCCATGAGGCAACCGGCCACACAGCCGCCTTTCCGGTCGGACTACCGAAGTTCTTTTGCCTCGCATACACCGACGCCGGCGATCTTGTCTTCGATCCGTTCGTGGGATCGGGATCAACCATTCTTGCAGCGGCCTATACGAAACGCGCTGGCGCCGGCTGTGAAATATCGCCGAGCTATTGCGACATCACCATCGCGCGCTTCCGCAATCAATTTCCCGACGAAGCTGTTGTGCTGGACGACGACGGTCGCAGCTATGATGAGGTTGCGGGCGCGCGTGCCGAAACGAACGAAAAGGAAATTGCATGAAACGTGGACCGCGCCCGGAGCCGACGCATCTCAAGCTGCTTCGCGGCAATCCGAGCCAGCACTACGCCAAGGCTGGCCGGCGCGGCGGCTTAAACCTCAACGAGCCGCAGGCCGAGCTGATTGCCGACATACCCGAGCCGCCGCCGTTTCTGATCGCCTACGCTTGTGACGAGTGGCGGATTGTGGCCGCGGAGATGTATCACCTCGGTCTGCTGGCGAAAGTCGATCTGCCGAGCCTTGCGGCCTATTGCTACAGCTATGGGCAATGGCGCACGGCGGCCGAGGCGATCGCCAGAATGGCGGCCGGTGATCCGGTGATGTCGGGTCTGATCATCAAGACAAAACGTAACGGCGAGGCGACGCAAAATCCGCTGGTGCCGATCGCGCGCAAGGCGGCACTCGACATGGTTCGGTATGCGAGCGAGTTCGGCTTCACGCCGGCCGCGCGCAGCCGCATCGACGCCGGCCCCGGCGGCAGTGGGCCAGGCAAGTTCGACGGATTTCTGGCCGGGTAGGACATGCTCGCTCCGCAAGCAAAGCGCACGGCGCACGGTCGGCAACGCGCGAAGCGGGTTATCGATTTCATTCAGAAGCTGACGATCCCGAGCGGGACCGGCCAGGGCCAGCCGTTCAAGCTGCACGCTTTTCAGAAGCAGTTTATCCGGGATGTCTACGAGCCTCATGTTGGTCGCCGTCGCGTAGTGCGGCGCGCGATCCTCTCGATGGCGCGCAAGAATGGCAAGACCGCGCTGATCGCGACCATTGCGCTGGCGCATCTGGTCGGTCCCGAGGCCGAGCCGAACGGCGAAATCTACTCGGCCGCCAACGACCGCGACCAAGCGGCGATCGTGTTCAAGTTCGCCAAGCAGATCGTCGACCTCGAGCCCGAGCTGCAGGCCAAGGTCGAGGTGATCGCGTCGACCAAGACCATGCTGGCGCGCAAGACCGGGTCGATCTATCGGGCGGTCAGTGCCGAGGCCGGCACCAAGCACGGGTATTTGCCGAGCGTGGTGATCTACGACGAGCTGGCGCAGGCCAAGAACCGCGCGCTCTACGACGTGCTCGATACCAGCTTCGGGGCGCGCGAGGAGCCGCTGTTTATAACGATCTCGACGCAGTCGAATGATCCAGAGCACATCATGTCGAAGCTGATCGATGATGGATTGTCGGGCAACGACCAGGCGATCGTCTGCCATCTGCACGCCGCAGCCGAGGGCTGCGCGCTCGACGACGAAGCGCAATGGGCAAAGGCCAATCCGGCGCTCGGCGAGTTCCGCGATCGCGAAGACCTGGTCGCCGCGGTACGCAAGGCAATGCGTATGCCGGCGGAAGAGCCGAAGGTCCGCAATCTGTTTTTGAATCAGCGGGTGGCGCCGGTCGCCTCGCTGATCTCGCGCGCCGAGTGGATGTCATGCGCCGGGCCGGTCGAGCTCGCCGACCAGGAAGAGGTCTACCTCTCGCTCGATCTGTCGAGCGTCGTCGACCTCACCGCGCTGATGGTCGGCTCGGTATCTGATCCGCTGCGCGTCGTGCCGTATTTCTGGAAGCCGACCGACCACCTGACCGAGCATTCCAATCGCGACTTCGGTAGTGGCTCACACCGTTATCAGCAATGGGCGGAGGCGGGGCATCTGCGGCTCTGCCAGGGCAAGACGATCGATCCCGAGACGATCGCGCGATTCATCGCCGAGCTGACGGTGCGCTACCGTGTCAAGGGCCTCGCGTATGACCGCTGGCGCATCAACGATCTGTTGCGCGAGTTCGATCGCGTCGGTCTGCAGGCTTACGAGGACGGCGAGAAGGGCGGCGACGGGCTGCGCCTGGTGCCGTGGGGCCAGGGCTTCAAAGATATGGGGCCGGCGATCGACGCGCTCGAACACGCCGTGATGGAGCGCAAGCTCGTCCATCCGGGTAATCCGATCCTGAATTGGAATTTCGCAAACGCAGTCGCGGTGCTCGATCCGGCAGGCAATCGGAAGTTGGACAAAGACAAGGCGCGGTTTCGCATCGACGGCGCGGTGGCGCTCGCCATGCTCGCGGGATTGCGCGCACGCGATTGCCGGGTGAAGCCGGTCGATATCGAAAGTTTGATTGGATGAAACCAACGGAGAATAAACCTATGAGGAGACTTCTTGCCGCGACCGCCATCCTGGCGGCGCTTGCGGTGCCGGCTGCTGCCAGCACCGTCCTGCTGGGCGGCCAAACGTGGGACACCACCAATTCCGGCAGCCTGAGCCTCGGCAACGTGGTGCCGGCCGGCAATCAACCGCAAAACGCGCCCTGCGTCATCTGCGGCGCCAACCAGCCGCAGCAGCCAGCGAACTTCGGCTATAACGACTACAGCAACAACGGAAGCGTGTCCTCGATCACCGCCTTTTCCGATCAAGGCAACGGCGGCCGCAACACGTTGGCCGACAACACCTTCGCCACCGGCTACACTGTCGGCGCGGGCAGTCCATTCCTGGCTTTCCTGCTGCTCAACGGCGACACCAGCCTCGGCTTTAGCATCGGCGTCGATGTCAACGATACCAACTCGCCGCAAACGTTGAACTCGTTTTTCTTCCTCGACTTCACCACGCATACCGTGCTGGCGAGCTTCACTGGTGGAACGACTGGCAACGTGCCGTCGAAGAACAACGGCACCGGATTCCCGGACTACTCCATCACCGGAGCGTTGCTCAATCTCAACGACGTGCATGTGGGAGATACGATCGGATTCGTGGCGCTTATGAGCGGCCTCAACGACGGGCCGGACTCGTTCTTCATCGAGGCAGCACCGGCCGCAGTCGTGACCCCATTGCCCGCGAGCCTGCCGTTCTTCGCCGCCGGTCTTGTTGGTTTGATTGGTCTGGTGCGCAGGAGGAAGTCCAACCGGATCGCGTAGGCTGACGCTGCTTCCCGCTCCGTCAGTTCACAGGCCCGCCGGGATGATACCGCCATCCATCGGCATCCCGCCCGGTGGGCCACCAGTTCTGACATCAATGAGGGTCCGGGAATGACTAACACCACTATTACTGCGACGATTCCCGCGCGTGGAACAATAACTCCAGCCATCGCCAACACGGGGCCGATCGACGGAATAATCATGCCGACCGCATGGACGCCCGCGGTGGTCACGGTGCAAGGCTCGTCGGATGGCGTAAATTTTTGCGACCTGTACGATGGCCAGACGGCGAAGGAACTCAGCTTCAATCTCAAGGCTAATTCGATGGTGGCGATCAGCCCTAATCGGTTGTGCTGTTGCACAATGATCAAGCTGCGCTCGGGCACCGCTGCAAATCCGGTGATGCAGGCGGTGGCTTGCCAATTCGGCATCACCGTCCAAGCTCCATGATTCCTCGGGATGCCGCGGCGAAGTCTTGGCATCATTTCTACACCACCCGCTATTGGCTGCGTCGGCGGCAGTTGCAGTTGACCGCGCATCCGCTCTGTAAATTCTGCACTGACCGCGGCGCGGTCACCCGCGCAACCGTGGTCGATCACGTCAAGCCGCACCGCGGCGACTGGAATAAATTCTGTCTCGGCGAGTTGCAATCACTCTGCGCGAGCTGTCACGACCGCTGCAAACGCTTCATCGAAACCCGCGGCCACAGCATCGAAGTCGGCGACGATGGCTGGCCGATCGATCCCAATCACCCGGCGAACAGGAGTTGAGCCATGGGGCTTGCAATCGTGGATGGGCCGACCATCAAGGCCGGCGAGTCGCTTTCCGATGGCGCCGACTGTTCGGGCGGAACCATTGTACGGATCACCGTGCCGCAGGAGTTTACGCCGGCAAACATCACGTTCCAGGTTTCGAGCGACGGCAACCTTTACAACGATCTGTTCGGGCCGGACGGCACCGAGGTCACGCTGGTGGCAAAACCGAACACCGGCATCGTGATCGGCGAGCGTTGGGTAAGCTCGATCAACTTTATTAAGTTTCGCTCGGGATCACGTCACCATCCGGTCGCGCAGCTCGTGGACTGCAAGTTCGCGATCGCGATCGACGATCACAAGCCTGGCCACTCAACCACCTTTCCAGAAGGCCGCTGAACATGGGTATGCGCCAACGTCAAAGCGATCTCTATCCCGCGCTCGATGAATCTTATGTCGATTTCATGAGCCGATGCGGCGACGAGCTCGGTGATCAGGACGTCTGCCAGTTGATCTGGGAGGATGCCTGGGACGAGGACAAGGGCGCTGCCAAAGACATCTGCTTCAAGACGCACGCCGGCCAGGTCAACGGGTTGGAGTTCGTTCTATCTGACGAAACACCCGACCGCATGGACGATGTCATCATGTCGGACGCCTGGGATCTGGCGTCGTTCCAGAAAAATCCGATTGCACTGTTCAATCACAACAGCAACGCGCCGATCGGCAAATGGACGCGCACGCGCGTCGTCGATAAGCAGTTGCGCGGCCATCTCGAGCTCGCGCCCGCCGGCACCAGCGATCGCATCGACGAAATCCGCAAGCTGATCGACGCCGGCATTCTGCGCGCCGTCAGCGTCGGCTTCCGCCCGAAGGAATCCAAGCCGCGGCCGGAATCCGATTACGGCGTGTTCTTCACCAAGGCTGAATTGGTCGAGACCAGCCTGGTCTCGGTGCCGGCAAACCCGAATGCGCTGGCCATCGCCAAGTCGCTCAAGATTTCGCCCACGACCATAGATCTCGTGTTCGCCGGGAAAGGCAAAGGACGCGGGATCGCACGGCGCGGGCTCACCGGCGGGCATGCCGTTACGTTACCACAGTCAAGAAAGGGCGCGACCATGTCGCTCGCTCAGAAGATCAAAGAGAGAGAAAATCTGATTCTCGAAAAAACCGGCAAGCTCGATGCGCTGCACGATGCCGTCGGCGATGGCGATTATCCCAACGACCTGCTCGAGACGGTGCAAAAGGCAAATGCCGAGATTGCACACGACAAGGAAATCCTGGCGACGCTGCGCGACAGCGAGCGCAATCTCGCGATTACCAGTGATGACGGTGGCCGCGCGGTGGTGACGAGCAAGGGCAATGGCAACGGCTATAGCGCAGCGCAACTGCCAGCAAGACCGTTCGGCCTCGAACGGAAAAAGCTCGATCCGATCGGCCTGTTTTGCCGTGCCGGCGCATTGAGCCTGCTGGCCCATCACGAACGAAAGCCGGTGCTGGAGGTTACTCGCGCTATCTTTGGCGACGACGAACCGCTCAAGGCCGTGGTCGACTGGCAGACCAAGGCAGCCTCGGCCGCCGCCATGACCACCGTTACCGGATGGGCGAAGGAACTGGCCGTCCAGGTCAACGTCGACTTCATGGAAATCCTGATGGCGGCCTCGGTATTCGGGCCTCTGTCGGGAATGGGTATGTCGTTGAGTTTCGGCCGCAATGCAAAATTGATCATCCCGACGCGGTCGCGGACGCCAACGATAGCCGGATCGTTCGTCGGCGAAGGTTTGCCAATCCCGGTACGGCAGGGTGCGTTCACCTCGATCTCGCTCACGCCGATGAAAATGGCGGTCATCACCACCTGGACGCGGGAACTCAACGATCATTCGATCCCGGCGATCGAGGGACTGTTGCGCGATGCCATCGTCTACGACACCTCGGTCGCGACCGACGCCGTCCTGCTCGACGCCAACCCGGCGACGACTGTTCGGCCGGCCGGCATCCTTAACGGCGTCGCTGGATTGACGCCGACCGCCGGCGGTGGCTTCACCGCTCTCACCGGCGACATCAAGCAACTGTCGGGAGCTCTGCTGACCGGGACGCTCGGCAACGTGCGCAAGCCGGTTTGGTTGCTTAACCCGCAACAGGTCAACAGCGCATCGTTCGCCATCGCCACCGGCGCGGGCGTGTTCCCGTACCGCGATGAGATCGGCCAAGGCCGCCTCGGCGGCTGGCCGTTCATCCAGTCCGGCACGGTGCCGGCGGGCACGGTCATCGTCATCGACGCCGCCGACTTCGTCAGCGTCACCGGCGATGGGCCGAGGTTCGAGATCAGCGATCAGGCCACGTTGCATTTCGAGGATACGACGCCGCTTGATATCAGCACGTCGGGCTCGCCGAACGTGGTCGCTGCTCCGGTCAAGTCGATGTTCCAGACCGATATGCTGGCCTTGCGCCTGATCCTGCCGCTGACCTGGGCAATCCGGCGAACCGGAACTTTGGCTTGGCTAACCGGGGTGACATGGTGATCTTGCTTACCGGGTAACTTGGTGAAGGGGTTCATTCTGAACTTTCCAACAACTGAAGGAGGTCCACCGTGACCGATACCGAACAGACGACGGCCGCGAAAAAGAAGATCGCCGACGAGCGCGCGGCCCGCGACAAGGCAAACGAGCAGCAGGCCAAAACGGCTGGTGCAACCAAGCCGACGCCGACGCAGGAAGAGAATGATTTAGCCGCGATGGGCGTCCACGTCCTCGAGCACGAGCACGACGGCAGCCCGGAGCCGGAAGCGCAGACCAAGCAGGCCGAGGCCGGCAAGCGCGGCAACTATCAAACAAGGACTGCGTCACCATCGACATGAACGTTCGTGGGTTTCTGGCCCGCGTCGCGGGCCAGCTCATCGGCAAGGGGGAGGGCGATTACCGGCCAGGCCCTTACTTTTTGCCGGTCACCAATGGGTGGTTGCCCGCCGGCGTTGCCGACAACTGGTGGCAGCAGGGTTACACGCCGACCAGCCTCGGCACCCAATCGGCGATGGTCGAGGCTTGCGTCTCGGCCTACTCGCAGACAATTGCCATGTGCCCTGGCGATCATTGGCGGCTCAATGGCAAAGGCGGACGCGAGCGCGTCAAGTCATCGGCGCTCTCGCGTTTGCTGCGCCATCCGAATGACTATCAGTCGATCTCGGACTTTCTGCTCAACGCGACGCGCTCGCTCTACCTCGAGGGCAACACCTATGCGCTCGCGCTGCGCAATTCGCGGTTCGAGATCGACGAGCTGCATCTGATGGACCCGCTGATGTCGCATCCGCGGCTCGCCGTCAATGGCGAGATTTTCTACCAGTTGCACGGTAACCAGGTGATTGAGAAACGGCTTGGCGGCGAGCCGCTGATCGTGCCGCAGCGCGACGTGCTGCACATCCGGCTGCACACGGTGCGGCATCGCTGGCCGGTGCCGTTGATCGGCGAAAGCCCGATCGTCGCGGCCTATAGCGATATCGGCGTCAACAGTGCGATCGCGCGACAGCAACTTGGATATTACCTCAACGAGGCGCGGCCATCGGCGGTGCTCTCGACCGATCTCACGCTCGACAAGGACCAGCTCCAGGCGCTGCGGGACCGCTGGAACGAGCAGGCCAAGGGTCTGCACCAGGGCGGCACGCCAATCCTCACCGCTGGATTGAAAGTTCAGCCGTGGGCGGTGAGCGGCAGGGATGCTTCTACCGCCGAGATGATGAAACTTTCGAACGAGCATATCGCGCTCGCGTTTCGGATTCCGTTGCAGATCCTCGGCCTCGGCGGTTCGACCTTCTCGTCGACCGAACTCCTGATGCAGAGTTGGAAATCATCGGGTCTCGGTTTCGCGCTCAATCATATCGAGGAAGCGATCGGCCTGCTGTTCGATCTCAAAGGCCAGCCCGACGAATACGTGGAATTCGACACCGACGCGCTGCT